GTCATAGCGCGCTCCGGGGTGGGGGGTGAGCCGGGAGCGTGAGCGGGAGGCGAGGGGGAGGGGGCGGTGCGAGCTCCCTCCCCCGAGGGTTGTCTCTATATTCTATATAGTAGGTCCGCACCGTGAGACAAGGTAATATTTCAATAGTTTACAGCGCACTTTTGGACATGTGACAAATTGGCGTGAGACAACTCCAGGTAGTGGTGGTAAGAAACTACACACATGATGTTGCGCTTTTTAGTACTCACGAGGGGGGTTGTCTCACGGTGCCAAAGTGGCATGAGACACCGCCATAGTTCCGTGTAAGCTATTCACCACCCCAATCGTGCCAAGATGACACGAAAGATTGCGTGCCAAAGTGGCAGCTGGCACGCTTCCTCTATGTGAGGAAATGCCTCGACCAGCATGAACGCCGACCCAATCCGCAAGCACGCGCGGCCAAGCGGCGTGCGTCAATTATGACGCAAGCACATGCTGCGCAGACCCAAGCCAGGCTCGCTCGCTGCCCGGCCCTGCCAGCTGGGGCTACCCTGCCCCCCGGCCCACACAATGGCTTTCCCGAGCCCCAGGTGGACCCGGCTACCCCGGGCGGCGCGGCGGATATAGCGGAGACGCATGGAGCCAAACCAGTTCGACCCAAAGAAGGCGGAGCGCACTAAAGCCTTCGAGCTGTACATGTCAGCAGCAGCGACGGGCAAGCGTCGCTCGTTGCGATCCATAGCACAAGAGCTTGGGGTGGCGCTCAAGACAATCCAGCGTTGGCGTGACGCCGACGACTGGGACCCCAAGATCAACAAGATACTGACTGAGGCTGCTGGAGCAGCAGAGACCCATGCAAACGCCATTAGGCGGCGGGTACGCCAAGGTCTCCTCGACGGCCTCGATCAGCTGAACAAGATCGCCAAGACCGCTAACCGTGACGCTGACCGTATTCATGCGGTACGCGCCCTTGCTGACATTGCTTCCAAGGTTGAAGCGATCGTCAGTGGTGCTAGTGGTGCCGACAGCTCTACCGCCCTGAGCGACTTCAAGGACGATGTGGAATGGCCAGACGAATCACCGACTACGCCAAGTACACCCCCGAAGGACGGGGAGGAACCCGCGAGTTCCTTAGCCCCCTCCTCCCGGGAAGTGCCCCCGCCCGCGGCGGATTTGGTGTAGGTGCATCACCCAAGAAGCGGCGCGATGAAGAGGACCAAGAGGATAAGCCGACTGGCCTTGAAGAGAAGCTTGGCACAGCAAAGCAGGCGCTTAGCGTAGGTAAGACTGGAGCTAAGCTTGCTGAGGGGTTCAAAGGGCGCGGTGACCAACGCACGCCTGACGGTTCCATTACTGGTGCCATCCCACGTGGGCTTGACCTCTTTGCAGATTTTCCACAAGAGATCATCCCATATGGTGGTGCGGCGGCTGGTGGGCTATCGCCGAGTGACATCGACCTCGCAACGACTGCCGAGCAGGGTGCAACGGGCGCAGCAGGTGGGCTCAACATAGGCGATATCGCACCTTACATCCAGGCCGCTATTGCGGCAATCAATACTGCGCAGACAATGGGCTCAGATGCGCCGGCCGACTACAAAGCATGGAAAGCTATTCACGACATCGGCATGGGTGTGGGCACGAGCTTCTTCCCACCCGTAGCCATGTTTGGTCCCGCGCTCTCCGATGCTGCTAGTCAAATCTTCGGATGGGATGAGCCCTCGCGTGCCCAAAGGGAAGCGATGAAGGATAAGTATTACGCTGAACAGCTTGGCACCTTTGGACTCAACCTCAAGGAAGCCGGAACGCCAGAAGAGTTGGAAGCGGCTCTCGGGACTATAGAGCCCGGGAGCTGGCAGCGCTACTCGCCCCAAGCACAAGCAATCATCAACGCTTATAAAGAACGAATGACACTCGCGCAGGGACAGCCGGGCCCGACGAGCTTTGCTTCGCCATTGATGGCTGGACAGACACGTGCCCCATCACGTGTAGGACAAAACCCCGAAGCACTATCATCGCTCAACGAGGATATCCGCCAGCGCGATATCTATCGTGGTCCGTTGGGTCAAGAGGCGATGCGCTACATTCCAAACGCGGGAGCCGGCAATATGTACCACAATCTAGACGTACTGGCGCAAAGCCCCGGAGGTACACGGCTAGGCGCGCTCAACGCGCGGGTAGGGCAGAAGGTGGCTGACATGACCGCCGCGCGTTCCACGGGGCTCGGCGAGCTCGGATACGACCAAGCCGAGTATGAAAATCTTATCAACCTCTCTGCTGCGCTCAATACCGCGCTCGGTGGGAGTGGAGCATTCGGGATGCCCAGCACTGGCGGTTTTGGTGCTGGTTATGAGGTACCGTTAGACTTGGGTACTGGAAGTGCCTGATGGCTGATTATTTCGAGGATTTCCAGACTGACTTCAATCCTGATGAAGACTTACTACGTTACGGCTCCGACTTCGCGGGGAGTGGTTCTGCTGGACCAACCGATTTCGGCGGATTCAACGTGGGCTCATCTGGTGGATGGAACGTCACTCCAGAGTTGGACTTTATAGGAAGCCTGGGCGGGGCTAGTGCTCCATGGGCTGAGCAATACTCGCCGATGCCTACCAATTTCATGCCCGGATTTGCGCCCGAGCAGGGCGGATTCGGCGCGACGATGGGCAATATCGGTCAGGGAGTTGGGCGCTTCTTTGAGCGCCCTGACACGCAGAAGGAACTCGCTAAAGGTGGTCTCGGGCTGCTTACGTCTGGCCTCGCTTCAATGATGAAGCGCTCGCCTAGTCAGCCATCTCCTATGGCAATGGCGGGCTACCAGAACACCGCGGCGTCAGCGTATCAGCCTGCGCCCTACGAGGCGCCGCCTGGCACCAAAGCGAGCCCGCTGATCACTAAAGGGCCAACGAAAGTCGTCGCCAGCCAGGGCTTGGATCTTGATGCNTACCGTAAGAAGGGTGGCCCGTCNGGTGGAATGGTCATTGGAGTCTAAGCGTGGCCGAAGACGCGGAGAAGCTAAGTCTAGCATACTTACTCGGGAAGGACTATAATCCAGTCCAAGCCGAGCTGATTCTTGCTCCTGAGTATGAGGTAGCGGCAGTCACCGGGATGGGCGCCGGTAAAACATACGCGGCGTGCGTTGCAGCGTTTCGCCACGCGGTGAAATACCCGGGTGCATTCGTCCTGGTTGGCCGATTGACCTTCCGTGAGCTGGTTGACACCACCAAGAAGATGTTCTACGAGATGGTGGAAAACAAGAAGCTCCGGTCGTTCATTGTCAAGCCCGCTAATTGGGACTATCGCGAGCGCACAAACGTCGTCCGATTCAAGAATGGCGCTGAGATTCTCTTCGCTAACCTTGAGCCGAACCGTCTCGATAAGCTAAAGAACCTAGAGTACAGTCTGGTCGTCATCGATCAGGCTGAAGAGATCCAGTACGAGACCTATCAGCTGCTCTTGAACCGTTGTCGGCTTAACGCTGTGCCCTATAGCGACCGCCACGTGATCGCCATTGCGAACGATGAAGGCGACAATTGGCTCCGGCGGCGCTTTTTAACCTTTGAGCCGCCCCACGGGCGCCCAACAATGAGCGCAACCCGGCGTTTGCTGCGTGGCACATCGCTCGCAAACCCAAATATTGACGAGGGGGCTAAGGCACAGCTGCTGTCGCTGCCACCAGAGGTTCAAGCTCGCTGGGTGTACGCGACAATGGACGCCGGGACGTCCCGGCTAATTCCAGACTTTCGTGTCATTGCCCCCTTCGTGGTGCCAGCACACTGGCCGCGGTGGGTTGGAGTTGATCCCGCCCGTTCCACTGGAGTGACATGCGCCATTTGGGTCGCGGTGAACCCCGATAAGGATGCGTATCAAGGCGTGGCGCCCAATGCACCAGTCGTTTACAATGAATACTGGGCTGAGGGTCGTGATGCTGAGGATCACAGCCAAGAGATTTTGCGTCAATCGGGGCCGCACAGGCTTCTCGGATACGCAATGGATCGTTCCGCGTGGTCGACTGGCGCGCTGTCCCGCAAGTTAGGCGCCATTTCGGTTGCACAGTTGTATGTGAACGCTGGATTGCCCGCCTCGCCATCAAGTGGCGACGAGTGGGCGCGTGTCATGTTGTTCCTGGAAGCGCAGAAACGTGGGCTCGTGGTGTTTCGGACGTGTACTCATCTGCTACGCCAAGGCCCAGAGTATCGTGTCCGCGGGCAGCAGATGGTAGACTCAACAGGGGCTATTAAAGACCTCAAGATCGTATCCAAACAGAAGTTTCACGCAATTGACGCAGGCGGCTATGCCTTCGAGTTCATCCCAACGAAGGTCGTTGCGGTTGACACGCGAACACTTGAAGCGGCCTTCGACATCGCGGATGACATCGACGACGGTTCGCGGCGCCACTGGGAAGCGCTCCAGCGTACACTCCCGAAGCGCAAAGGACACGAATCCGTCGTGACACAAGGTATCGACGAGGCTGAGCTACACGGGGAGAATACCACACACGCAGCAGGCTGGTGGGAGCATGATGATGTGGGTTGGTAAGACGCGCTTCCTCACTGAGATGCACGCACGCGACAGGGTGATCGAGGCACTCAAGGCACAGAACGCGCTTCTGGAGACAGAAGTCGACCGGCTACGTCTTGAAGTGGATCGTTCACACGACGACGTACGGCAGCTCACCATGTACATGTCTGGGCGCATCCCTCCCCGGGGCGGCACAGTGGATCTAAACAGAGACCCCTTCGAGGAAGATAGGCGACAGGTGGATGTCTTCTTATCGCCGAGCGAAGATGAAATGGGGTTTGCCGGCACGCAAGCGCGTGAGGCACTAGCGACCACCGCAGACCCACAGGAATTAACACATGGCTCAGGTGAAGATAGCCTCTAACGACGACCAAGCGCTGATACGCGCTTGGCACGAGAGGCTGAAGCACCGTCGGTGGCTCCAAGAGCGCGGATGGTGGGGAAACATCCTCTTCTACCTTGGCCAGCAGTGGGTTATCTACGATTCAAGCGCGCGACGGTGGAGGCAGCGTAAGCTTTCTCCTAGCGTCCCGACGCCCATTACGAATCTCTTTCGGGCGACGATTGATACGGTCAAGTCGGCGATTGCTCAGCACGAGCCGCGCTTCTTGGGGCTGCCGACACTTGACGCTGCTGAGGCTGTCGCCCGTGCGGCGGCTGTTGACGCACAGCTCCGCGTGATCTTCCGTGAGGCAGGCTTTAAGGCAGCGCGCCTGGAGATGCTCGATTGGTTGCTCCTCACGGGTAACGCCTTCCACGAAATTGCGTGGGAAGAGGGCGAAGAGACGGGCGTTGATCAGGTCCCGTTGGAACAGTGTCAGGACTGCTTCTCGACGTGGAAACCTGGAGACATCAAGCCAAACGATCCGGTGTGCCCAAATTGTGCGTCTCCATACCTCGTTGATTCGCCGGATCAGATGGTAGAAGTTCCTCGTGGTGAGATGCGGTACATGACGCTCTCACCGTTTGAAGTGTTCCTTGACCCGGTCATCACGGATATCGAGCAACAGCCCGCGATTCTCTTGCTTCAGTCGTACACGACTGAACAGATCAAGAGCATTTGGGATAAAGACGTCCAAGACGAAGGGTTTGGCGGCTACGGTGAGGTATCATCCTCAGCGATCCACCGCGACTCCATTGCGTCCGTGGCGCCTGGCGTTACCCCAGGATCACCCTACGCGCATTCAACTGGCGGTGACACTGGGTCGAAGCGCGTTCTAGTGTTTCGCTTGTTCGTAAAGGCGTGCAAAGAATACCCAAACGGTTTGTACTTGGCAATGACCAATCGCGGGGAGGAGCTGGAGAAGGTTAAGCCTTTCCCGTGGCGCAAGCGAAACGGCAAGGGGCGTAAATACTACCCGATAGTCCACTATCGTTTCGGGACTGTAACCGGGCGTGCGT